CTTGAGGTCTTGTGCGAGTTCGAGTGAATACTCAGCCTTCAGAGCGCGTGACTTTGCAGTAACCGTAACTTTCTCGATTGAGAAAGCCATTTGGTTGAAGGCACTAGTCGTAGTGCCATCAAGGTTTTCTGCGTCACCTGTCAGCATACCTTGACCGACGTTATAGTCAGTTTCAGTTGCAGATGCAGTTGGGTTCAGAACTGAAGGGTTAGTACCTCTCTGAATTGAAGTACCAATACCAACGGAAGAGTTACCAAATCCAACGTTATCGAAACCACCATCTTGACCGGAGAATGTAGTATCTACTTCGTTGTAGAATGCTTCAGTACCGCTCTGGTTGGTATAGCGTGAACGCATTGCGAAGATGAGTCCAGTAGGACCACTCATTGGTTGAACGCCAGCGAGGTCATAAGCGACCAGGTTAGGCATTGAACGTCTGATCAAGGAGATCAGAACTGGATCGAAACCTGCAGTAGGACCAGCGCCAGCAGCGCCGCCACTGAAACCACCGGTACCAGTTGCGTTGGTTGGTGCTTCGTACAGATTGATGCCAGTATTAAAAGCTGATTCCTCACGGAGGAATTTTTCTTGGTTTTCTAACAGGACGGCGGTTACCGCTCTACGATGGGAATCTTTGATTGGATCAAGACCCTCATAGTTGAGGAGTGGGGCCCACTTTTCCTGCAGATGCTCGGATTGGAACATTTGCGTTTACCTTTTGTAAGTGATTGTTTGCGTTTGATTTAATATTAAATTCAGTTATTTGCTGAATGCTGAAAGAGTCTTAAGATAAGCAGCCATTGATCCTGAAACAGAATCATGTGAACTGTCTACACCCTCGGACAGGGTTTCAGTTTTAGCGGATGGAGATACCGATCTTGAGAAGTATGACTCCTTCAAGGTCTCCAGTTTCTCACGATATTCTTCTTCACTTTCAAACTCAACACTTTCGGCAAGTGAAGCGAGCTTCTCTTTCTGAGTGGAAGCAAGTCCCTCAGAAACTTGATCTAAGATCCCATCAGCAACCGACTCTGCGAGACGCTTGTTGAGGGAAATATTTTTCTCAATCTGCTCGTTGAGTTTTGTCTCCATGTCATCAAGTTTATCTACCATGCTCTCAAGCACATCATATTTATCTTCAGGGATTGTTACATAATGTTCTTCAAAAAGACCCTTCATTCCTTCAAGGAATGATTCGGTCATTTCGGTCTTAAGACCGCCTTCAATTGCGAGTGCGTTCTCAGCGAACCACTCATCAGATACATACTCAAGGTATGCATCTACACGATTTGAGAGCTCTTCTTTAACAACTTCAACTTCCTCAGCAAGTGCTTCGGAATATTGAACTTCGAGTGCTTCTTTGATTTCGGTAACTTTTGATTTCAAAGCAGCCTCAAAGATTGTCTTTGCCTTTGCCTTGAATTGCTCAGAAAGTTCTTCTCCACCAAGAAGAGCATTAACATCTTCTTCGATATCAAATCCTTCCTTCATATCCTTATCATCCTCTTCGGATTTCTTAGGATTTTTCTTGCCATATTCCTTTTTATCTTCTTTCTGATCTTCTTCGTCACCTTCATCTTCATCTTCGGATTCTTCTGCCTCGTAAAGGAGTGACTCGTCATCGAGTTCTTCTTCTTCCTTCATGCCAGACATAGGCATTGCAGATTTTGCACCTTTGTTGACAACATCTCTGACTTGCTTGAGTGTTGCTCCAGGTGTTTTCAGCTTTGCTGAATCATCATCTGGCTTATAGTTTTCTGGGGTAGGACCTCCAAGGTCTTCCCATGAACCAGTTTGACCAGAGACAGCGCCGCCAGCTAATTTTGGCATCCCTTCTCCCGCCTTAGCATTTGCATTAACGGCAGTTTTGGATTGCTTAGTGCCTATTTCCATTTCTTGTAAATCTCCACGAGACATTTGAACTCTCCGTTTAACCTTAAGTTATAAACTATATTTATTTATAATTTAACAAATTACAAATTGTTTAAGAAATTATTGAACAGATCCAATTTCTGCTCATCAAGTTTCTTTTGGTCTACAAGAGTG